TTGCCCCCGCCCCCCCCGAGGTTCCCCGGGTTTTGCCCGACCCCGCCGATGGATCCAGCCCCGGTGCCGTTGCCGGTGTATGCGCCGCCCCCACCCCAAGCACCGACCACTGCATTGATGATGCCCACCACGGCCTGTTTGGCTGCGATGTGTGCAAGGTCGGCCACGATGGAGTTGGCCAGGTCCTTGAACGACAGCTTCCCGGTCTGCGCGAACCGCACCCATGCGTCCTCCCAGCCCGACAGCGCGGTGTTCATGACGCCGCTGGCGTTCTCCATCGCGTTGTTGGCGGCAAAGGCGTAGTCCTCCCACGCACGCCGCGCGCCGGCGCGCCAGTCGCCCAGCATCCCCAACCGCGCCTCCTGGAACTCCCGCTCCTTGGCCAGCTCCTGGTCACGGAACGCTGCCGCGTTGGCGGCCATCAGATCCCACGTCTCCTTGTCCTTGGCGACGTCGCGGCTGCCCAGGCGCTTCAGCTCGTCCTGATACTCACGCTGGATGTCCAGCTGCCTGCGGAGCATGGCGACTGCGTCACCGCCCCGCCCCATGCCCATCAGGTCCAGCTCGTTGGAGCGGTCCCGGTTGCTGCTAGCCTGGTTGAGGATGGCTTGCTGCCGCGCCAGCGCCTCCGTGGCTTGCCGCTCCTTCTCGAACGCAGCCGCCTTCTGCCCCGAGGCCAGCAGCTGCTCCCGTTCGGCCACCAGCAGCGCCCGCGTGGAAGCAGTCATGGTGTTGGTCTTCTGGTCCAGCTCCTGCTTGATCTTGGCGGCCAGGCGCTCGCTCTCGGTCAGCTTGACCCCGGTGTCCAACAGCTGCTCGTTCGCCTGGATCTGCCGTTGGGCGTTGGCAAGCAAGGTCTGCGCCGCGTTGTCGTCTGCATTGCGCTTGCCCACACCAGCGGCGCGGTTGAACTGCTTGTCGACGTCGCCCTGGGCCTTGGCGATCAGCCGCTGCATGGACCCGTCGAAGTGCCGAGCGTCGTTGTCGGCCAGCCGGTTGTACTGGGCGATGATCTTCAGCCGGGCCGCTTCCTTCGCCGTGGCGCGGTCGAGGCCGGCCACCTGAGCGTTGATGGCCTCGGCAGCGGACCGTTCCGCCGTCGCCCGCTCCTGGCTGACGGCAGCCAAGTCACGCGCGGTCTGCGGGTCCAATCCACCCTCATCGATGGCAGCCGGCATGGGAGGCAGGCCGCGAATGCGCGAGGAGACGCCGTTCAGCGCGTCGGTGAGCGACGGCAGGCCCAGGTTCTTCACCAAGGTGCTGCCAGCCACGCCCAGCCCCAGCATGTCGCTCAGGCGCGGCAGGCGAGCCAGCACGCCCCATTCCCCGGCCAGGTCGTTGATCGCCCCGGTGACGTTGCCGATCGCGCTCCATGCGCCGCCGATGTCGTCCTTCAGGTCGCGCCACCACTTCGACATGCCCGGCATGACCGCTTCGGTGCGGTTGGCCACGTCGTCCAAGTGTGTTGCGTAGATCTGGATCGCCTCGCTGGCCGCCTGCTGGGCCCGGCCCTCTTCCTGGAGGGCGGTGATGCGCTGCAGCTGCGCCGCCGTCAGGAACCGCTCTGCATCGTTGAGCTTCAGCAGGCCCTCCACCGGATCCTTGGCGATGG